TGATACGGCAAGCGATGTGATCCACGACGGGTTGGCGTAGCTGGAACTGATTAAGGCGGCGTTTGTTGTATTGAGGCCAACATTGGTGCCATCGCAAATAATCCCAATCGTATACCCCTGCGGGACGGTAACAGTGCTACCGCCGCCAGCCGAAGAGAAGAGAATGGAAAACGCCCCGGACGTATTATTAAATATGTACCAGAACCCGCCGACGCCAGCAGGAAGCTGGTAATTGACGTTCGCTGTCAGCGTCCCCGTTATGGCGATAATAGGGGGCCTGTATTGCGATACTGATAGCGTCACGGTTCCAGACGCGCCAACAGCATTTATGGTTGTCGTGCCACCAAAGGCCGTATCGATGATGTCCCAGTCGTTGTTGACCGGGGTTGACCATGTGTTGTTATAGTCACCGTTTGCGGGCTTCTCGATATATTTATTGGTGGTATACGAACTGACCATGGGTTACTCCTTAGATGGCTTTCTGCGCGACAGCCAAGGCACTTGCTATAGCATCATCGCGCTCTTTTAGCAGGGGCTCCGTTGCCTTGTTCGAAACCTTTTTAGCCATTTTCGCCTTATTCATCAACGCCTGAATAAGCGGCTCAATCCCTCCAACCTTGCCGCCAGCCTTGTATGCAGCGCGACCACCACGGGCTTGTGGCTGGGGCTGGGTTTGCTGTTGAGTCGGAGGTGGGCCCAGCATTTCTCTGGCTTCGGACATGATTTGGTCTTGCAAAATCGCATTTGCCTCTGATTCATTCTGGGCAGTTTGCTGCGCGTCCTGATAGCCAGCAACGACACCAGATGTGCGAAGCGGCGCGTCAACAGTCCACTGGGGTATGTCCACTGAATATTTTGGAGCCCCACCAAGTTCGTTGCGAAGCAAGCCAAGATCGGCAGCCCCTCGACTTGCGGGCCCGCTACCAAGCGCGCTTGTTCCCGCCATATAACCAAGCGTTCCAGTCGGGTCTATGGTGCTCCCGGCAAGGTATCCGAAGGTGCCCCTTATAAGCGGCTTGGCCCTTTCATAAATCCGCTGCCCTACACCCATGTTCGCGTCTAAATCACGGACAAGCTTAAAAGGCTCCCTTTGCGGGATTGCATTAGGGTCAGTAGCCGCCCGCGCAGCCATGCTACGCTCAAAAAGATTTGCTTCGTCGGGGTCAAGGATATTGCGGTTGCCGTAGGTGCCATGAAAAGCCGCAAGATCCTGCGGCGAAGCGCCTTGTTGGCCATATCCTGTGCGGATATAATCTTTAACCAAAGTTGGGTCTGTCAGAAGGCCGCGATTGGGGTCTGTAAGGACGTCAACAAGGGCATTGGGGTCTTGATAAGATGGCGTGACGCCCTTTTCCCCTACAAATTTATCCTTGAAGACGTCGCCAATGTAAGTGGCGGCATCTGGCTCACCTGAAAACACAAACCTGCCAGTCGCGGGATCGCGCTGCGTAAGATCGAACGTCCTTTGCGCCGCTGTCCGAACAATATCGTTCGCGGGCGTTGGAGGGGCGTCGATGCCATTCTGCCGCCAGTTGCGGAACTCGCTGCGCGCCTCCGCCAAGTGGTTAATGGCTTCGTTAATTTTCGGTCCATTATGCGTAGGAGCCATGTCAATGGCTGTATTATCCAGCGCATCAACCTGTGCCATGGCGGCTTTGTAGTCGCCCATATTGCCACTTTGGTAAGCCTTCTGGGCAACCGCGTTCAGCCGCCTGCGCTCAATTTCCAAATTTTGCAGATTAAGCATGTTGCGCGGAGGCGCTTGACCAGCAGCAATACTCGCAGCGTTTTCTTGATTTAGATACCGAACCAAGTCGGGCAGCGCTGGCTTCCCACTGGTGGTGTCAATCCAAGTGGGAATTGCGGGATTGTAAGTGTATGTTGTATTAATGCCCGGTATGGTCGCAGTTAAGGGCTCGACGGTCTGACCGTAGCCACCAATGTTTTTTATTGAATTATCAAAAGACGCCGCCGAATTGGGGAAAAGGCTGGGGTTTTTGGCCACATCTTGCGCGCTCAAGCCCTGCTTGCGGAGCGCGGCATCATATTCCTGTTGGAACTTTGTTACAAAGGCGTCGGGGTCAGTGTAAACACCACCACCTTCGGTTTCCGCAGCTTTATCATATGACCACTGATAGGCATTCCGCTTCTCAAGATCGGCCCGAATAAAATCTTCAGCAATGTCTTGGTAAGTTACTGGGTTGGCTCCCTGACCGCCCAAATTTTCGCTAAGGTAATCACCCAACTGGTTGGTGGTTGAGGTCCGCGCCGCTGCTTCACGGTTGCTGGAAAACAAACCGCTTTGCCCCATGCCCTTGTTTTGCTGTAGAATGCCCGGAGGCTCATTTGTGGCTGTTGATCGGGTGACGCCTATGGCATCCTTGGTGCCTCTGGCGGGAACGCCAGTTAAGCCGCCGCCCTCTGGTGCTGCGGTGCGAATAGCACCCTCAGCCAAAATAGCAGGCGTGATGCCCTTACCCTTACGGTTGACCGTTTGATCAATTACACCGCCAATATATGGGGGCGCATAGTTCTCACGCTTAAAGCCGCGCCCTTGGGCTTCAAGCGCATCGAATGCTGCGTTAGCTTCCTTTGAAAATGGGTTGTCAAATTTGTCGCCAGTTTCCGCCTGAAACTGCTCCCAAATGCCCCGTTGCGTTGGGATCGATTTAATCTGCTCAGCAGGCACACCTGCATCAATAAGATTTTGCTCTTCGGCCTTTAGGAAGGCCCCCCACTCGCGATTGAATTCTGGGCTATAGATACTGACTTTGTATGGGGATATTTGGCGCGCAGTATTGACGCCAGTTTCTATCGCCTGACCGGCCACATTGCCAACAATAGGCGTTACGGGATCAAGAGCCTTTCCGGTTAGGTTTAGGGCTTTGCCGGTCACGTCGAGCGCTGCCGTTAAGCCCGTACCAAACTTGCTGGCTGCGGCACTTTTGACCACATCACCCGCAACAGTTCCAAAATCACGAACCGCCTGCATGGCTGAAGCGGTGCCCGAAAATGGATCGGGGGAAACCAATCTTGTGCCCTTGAGGCGTGAAAGATTTTGGACAAGTGACAGCCCATTTTCAAGGCCGGACAACTTGGCTATGCCAGATGCGGCCTTAGTAAAGCCAGCGCCACCCCCAACAAATAGTGAACCGACCTCAGCCGGGTGCTGGGTAAGGTCACGCGCAAAACCGTTCCAGTCGAATGACAATTCCTTCGTCTTGGGGTTGTATACCCCATAAAGGGCCAAGGCCATTTTATAGTTTGCTAAGTCCTCTTGGCGTCTTTTTGCAGCCGTTTCGAGGTCCATTTTGTTGGCATCGACAGGATCAACGAACGTAGGGGCAAAGGGGTTATATCCCAAGGGGGATAATCCCGACTGCCACCCACTTCCACCGCTGAGGAAGAATGTGTCGCGATATTGCTCAGGCGTCATGCCTGCGGCAAATGCACCGCGCTTTAAGGAGTCAAGAAACGCAAGCCCCTGCGGTGCATCTGCAAGTCCCTTTACGGCATCACGCGCAACCTCAAGCGGGTGCCAATTGTTTACGACGTTGGACCCAGCCTCATAAAGAGTAAGGGGTGGAGACTCTTGTGTACGGTATCCATATTTGGGGTCGATAAGGGCGTTGCGCACCTGAACCCTGACAGGTTTGCCGTCAGCCCCGATAATGGGCTGCCCATTTTCATCCAACTGGACTTCTTCATAAAGCTTGCGCGGCGATGGCTTAGCTTTAAGCCATTTCCCAACCGTATCTACAGCGCCAAGTAACCCTTGGGCCTCTAGCTGATCCGCAGTTCCGATTGCTGGCATGTCATCTTTGGCCATTATACCCTCACCTTCTGCGGTTCACTTTTTGGCTCCTCAAGTTCCCATTGGCGTCATAATAATACACCGTGGTGCCATTAACAACTTTCGGATCATTTACTGCTGCCTCAAAAGACGGGGCAGTGACAATTGGATTTTGGGGTGTGCTTCTGGGGTGAACCTTAACGCCAGATGCCCTTTGCACCACAGGCGCGCCGGGTGCTGCCGGGCTCGTTGGCGTCGTAGCTGGCGCTGACGATACCGGGTTGAGGGCATTGTTAATGACGGGGGTTGCGGTTGGGTAAAGCGACCTCTTGGCCCGTGCATATTGATCTTCAGCGGTTTTAATATTCCGGCCAAGAACATCAACAACGGCTGCGATAGCATCCTTGCTGTTTTCAACGCTAAGGGACGCAGGCGAAATACCGGTGCCTTCGAGCAGCGAAGAAAGGGCCGCAAGCTTTTGCGCATTCGTTTGACCGGAGCCAATAATTTCGGCTGGAGCGCCGTTTGCCACAGCGGCACTGGCAAGCCTATTCCAGAATGTTGTTGTTGCGCCAGTATCAAGTGCGACTCCGGGTGCAAGTAATGCCTGAATACCCTCAACCGCAGCTTTAAGTGGTTGGGACCTAAGGAAGAGATCCTCAGCCTTGGCATAAGTGTCAAGGTTGGCAGAGCCAATGTTAGCGACACTGGTATTGAATGCCTGTAGCTTAGGATCAGCGACTGCGCGGAATGCGTCCATATACGCCTTATCGGCTGTTGTGTATCTGGATTGAGCGGCCACAAGACGGGTTTGTGCCAATTCTATGTCACTTGGAGAAGCATATTGACTGTTCAGCATCTCTTGCTGGGCAGCCATGTCAGCTTGTGCCTGTGCGCGTTCATTAAAGTATTGGGCGACATTAGGGTTCGCGTTTGCCCCAGCGACGATGCCCTCAACGCTATTGTCGTTGGCAGGGGTTGCCGACTTGAACTTAACCACATCTCGCACAGGTTTGGTTGGGTTAAACGCCTGAGCGCCTTCAGGGACGTCAGGCATGTATTGACCGGAACCCGTAAGCATTTGCTGTATCATGGCTTGCTTTTGGCCGGGCGTAACCAAAACAGTTTCTCCGCCGGGCTTGGTAAAGGTGAAGTTCCTGCCATCAGGCGCAAGGCGGAAGAATTGATCAGCCAATGTCCTTGCAACCTCAGCCTGCTTGGCAGCGGCAGCCTGACGGACAGGAAGCTGCTTATTACGCTCATTGGCTAAGTTCTGATACGACTGTGCACCAGCACCAAGGCCAGTCGCAAGTGCCACGCCAAGGCTGCGCGTAGGCGCAGTGCCCATGGCAGCAATACCGGTCAATAATGGGATAATCGATCCAGCAGACCCGCGCTTAATGCCTTTGAAAAAGGGTTCAGACAGGTAATCATAGCTGTAGGGCGCAACTGCCCCACCCTCAAGACTGACAGGCTCTTGCCTACCACGACCAAATATAGTTTTGCGCATGGTTTCCTGCGGCTTGCCACGAGGGTCTGGCTTTGCGGTTACCACAATGTCATCCGTTGCCGGTGTCTTATTCTCAGCAGCAGCAAGGGCACTGGCGTTGGCATCGGCTGACGGAGCAGTAACAGCAGGAGTGCCATTTTGTCCTGCTGCGGCAACGCCTTCTTTCCCAGTTTCGGACGTCTGGCCAGTTTGGATTTCTTTAACAAGTTCTTTCCGAACCTCTAGCTGCCTATCTTGCTCCGCTCTTTGTTCTGGTGTCAATTTAACGTCACCGCCAATCAAATATCCCTCACGCCCTGCAAGGCCACCTGAAGCAAAGCCAATTTCCTTGGCGCGCTTTGCCATGGTGTTGCCGGTCCAGTTAATGAGTTCGCCAACGGTGCGGATCTTCCTTTTCGCAAACACATCTGGGTTGGCAGTAATTGCATCTTTATCAACAGCCAATTCAACTGGCGTATTTGGATCTGCCCTCAGCGCCCTTACAGCGCCAGAAGGCCCAAGGAAGTGGGCCAAATAGACGTTACGGGCATTTGTATCGAACCCATATTTTTTAAGATGTTTTGCGTTGTCCGCAATAATCATTGGGCCGAATTGAAGGTTAAGTTTGCGACCTTCGGGTGTGGTGCGAAGGGCCCTGATACCTGCATCGCCCAATTCACGAGCCTGCTGCGGGAATGCCTTTTTAAAATAACTGACGTATGTGTCCCTAACAATGCCATACCTGCCGAGCGCCGAAGACGTCTTGGCTTGTCCGTCGCCTTCAGCCGCAAAGATAATCTTTGCAATTCCGGACAGGTCTTTGGGCAAAGATGCCGGTACTGGCAGCAAACCGGCAGCCTTGGGCGCGCCAGCAAGACCCTGATCACGGGGCGCATTTTTGCGGGCCTCCAATTCTTCGCGGAATTTCTTATTGGATGCCGCAAAGTTATCGACACGCTGTGGTGCAGCTTCAGGCTTGCGGCGCAGCAAAGACTCAAAGTGGCTATCGTTGCCAGCTATCAAATCTTCAGGATCTAGGTTGAAATCAAAGCCCTGTTCATTTTCTTCAGGAGCAGCCATTTCAGCACCCATCAAGCCAGCGGTTGGCTCACCACCCATAGCGAAGTGACCGCGCTTAGCAGCGCCAGAGGTTGCCTTGGCGTAATCGACAGTCTTGTACTTGCCAGCCAAGCCAACAGCATGAGGCTTATGACCCTCAACCTCTTGAGCAAGAAGCCCGATTTGGGTGCGCGGATCACCCTTATAGTTATAGCTATGGACAATCTGGCCGTCAAAAAGCTTACCAATTGGCTTGATGTTTTCTTTCAGGCGCTTGTCGGAGAACATGGCGGCTACCTTAGCCACAGTGCCTGCAATTTGGGCAACCTTGGCAGTCTTGCTGAGTCCGCTTTCAGGCTTTTCAAGCGAAGCCGCAGTCATTGGTTGACGCGAGGCATCCAAATCATCCCCTTCAGGAATGTCCAGACCCTGACCACCATAAGGCGTACCGCCGGTTGAGAAGAGACCGATCTTTTGCCCAAATT